GAGGGCGTGAGGAAGCCCCAGAAACTGGTGCCAGGTGAAGGGGCGTTTGGCCGGCTTCAGGAGATCACGAGATTGCCAGTGATTGGGAGACTGCCTACGAGCTTGCTGTTGAGTTGACGTCGGGGGAACTGGGATCGCACTGCATCCAGTGGAGATGTCAGCCGCATGACGATCTTCTCTACATCGACCTCCATGCTCGAGGCGGTCCATATTTCGTCTGTCAGCAATGCGCTTGCACTCAGAGTAGCGCCGTCGAGAAGTACGGTCTTGATGGTAATTAAGTGGCGGTTTTCAACTGACTCTGTAGCGAAGTTAAGGCTAATAGGATCATTGCCTAATGCGAGCGCGATGTCTGCCCGATCTCCGCCTTTACGGGCGCCACGACCCGTAATGGCAAAGGGAGCGAAGTTATGAGATGCACCACCGTAGTCACTTGTGCTACCGACGAAGAAGTTCTGAAATGACCAGGAAGACTCACTACCACTGCTAGTGATGTAGTTGACTATTGCTATCGTCATAATCCGAGGCGCCTACGGGTGCTGACGTTATTCTGCATCGCTGCGAAGGCCATGTTCTTGCCGCGCTCGGCGGAGTCGGCCATTCCCTTGCGGAATTGATCGCTGGTGACGTATTCGACGTTGTTGATCACCTCGCTCTGGTAGGCGAAGTCGAATTGCACCTGGGCAGGGTTTGCGTTGCGACGGGAGTTGACGTTTGTGGAGAACGTCTGGGTTTTGCCCGCGAGGGCGGCGGCGCTTAGGAGCTTGCGGGACTTGGCGTTGGAGAGGATCTCGCCGTCGGAGTTCGGCATGAAAAGCTCGGGGCCGATCTCGCCGACGAGGTAAGGGCGGTTTGCCTTGATGGGGCCACCGGATGCCGCCTTCCCTGCTGGTTTCGCGGCGAAGACGCCACCGGTGCCGAACATGCCGGTGATCGAGCCGAGGGCGCCGAAGATTCCGGCGAGGCCCATCAGGGTGTTGTAGGTGCCGCCTTTGCCCATTTGCTGGGCACCGGCGATCCCCATGGCGATGCCCGCGAGAGCTTGGGTTGCGCCCCCGAGTGCCTGTCCCCAAGTCATGGTCTTAGGTACTTGCTGGTTTGTGGTTGTTGCGGAGGCGTTTAAGGCTTCGGCGGCTTTGTCCAGACCTGCCTGGTATGCGGTGGGGTCAGGGGTGGGAATAGCTGGCGCAGGGGTACTGCCAGGGGAGGGGACGATAGGTAACGCAATAGGACCGGGAGGTATGACAGCAGGGGCCTTGGGCTGGAAAGCGGGGCCTCCTACAAACTCGCCAACTTTTGGGGCATTCGCTGGTGCCCAGAATGCGTCCGGGCCTCCCTGTCCAGGAGCTACAGCGCCGGGTACACCCATCTTTGAACGGGTGTTCGCGTCTACTGCAAGCGTGTTCGCCGCAAGAGCCTGCGCAACACTGCGTTGACCCTGGAGGATGGCTTCGCGAGCTGCGGTCTCGGCATCCTGGACGCCGAAGATACGTTTGAAAGTCTCGAACATCTGGTCCTGCATTGGGCGGAGCGCGTAGTCGAGGAACTTGCTGACGAAGTTCTTGGAGATGGTCTCACCGAAGTTCTGGATGGCGGTGCCCAGGTCCTGAGATCCAGTGATCATTTCCTCGGCAAATGAACGGTGGGCGTCGACAAATATCTGAGTGGACGTAGCAGCAAGGTCGAGACGAGTCTTGAAGTTTTCCAGGGCTTCACGCATAGGGTGGAGCGCGGCGTTGACAGATTCGTATTGCTGACGGAGCTGCTCGCCTTTATCGAGGATGCCCTGTACGGCTGCAGGGTCACCCAAGGTTTCTGGAGGCAAGCCCATCAGTTGAGATGTGGTGAACTGTTGCGCTTGCAGCGCTGAGCGCATGTTGGCTTTATCAAGTGAGTATCCACCTGGAATTAGGCTCTGAAGAAGCTCGGTGAACTCAATGAATGCGTCGTTAATACGGGGTCTAATATCGGCGGCCGCTTTTGTCGCGTCAGCGATTGCATTTTCGACTTGCGCAATCGTCAACTCGTTAAATGCTTTTGCTATCTGGGGTAACTGATCTGTGAATTTCAGATATGCTTTTATGACCTCAGTGAACCTTTGAACTATTGGATGGGTTTTATTGTCCCAGTCAGCGATAGCCTTTAGAGTTGCGGATGCGCCACGCCTTCTCGTATCGCTTGTCATTTTGTTAATTGAGTCTGTCGCTTGGCGCTGGATCGCAGGTGTTAGCGCCTTGTTTGCTTGTATCTGCTTTATTTCTTTTGCGGCAAAAGTGTCCAGTACTACATCAAACATTAAGTCTAGGTTTGATTTCAGCTCGTCTAGCTTGGTAGGTAGCCGTCCCTTCGAGAGCGCATTTTCTGTCAGAGACACACTCGCTCCGAGTTGTTTGATCTGTTCCCGTAGCTCGCCTACGCTCTCTATTCGCCAGAGGTTGGGGTCGTTCATTGCTTTTTTGAACTCTTCCATAGGACGTGCAAAGTCAAGATTATTCATCAATCGCATATACTCTTCGTTTTTACGGAATGTACCTTCTAGGGAAGCACGCATCTGCGCCGTCTCTCTATCGACATTTAAATATGAGGATAAATCTCCCATCTTAGGGGGAGCTACTGTTTTTGTCTTGAGATACCTACGATTACCCAGCTCATCAAGAGCTGCTTGATTCATATGAGTACCTAGTGTCGACTGGCCGTATTTATCTGCTGTAAGGGCATTAACCATACCGAGGAAGGCTTGATCTGACATAGCCGCTCGGTTAACAAGGTTTCTCACATCAATCTGCTGACCAGTACTCATCTTAATGCTGCCTGCAAGAGCAGTATCTACGGCATTAGATGGATTCATAGTGGGCGAAAGACCCAGTTCAATGCCTACTGCTTTCATAACAGTGAGTAGTCTTGTCGCACTAAGCTGTTCGCCCGACCTTGCGTTCTGATTGACTTTATCGTTAAACTTCTTAATTTCATCTCCACCTACTATTATTCCTTCAGTTTGGAAAGCTTTTGCTTTCATTGTGTAGTCAAGTACAGCTCGCGCTGCTTGTATTCTTCTTTCTGCTTCATAGTCAACGATCTTTTTGTTCATCTCACCCATCTTTTCCCGCAGCTTCATCGTTTGTTGTTCTAGACGGTAGCGATAATCATCAACCTGTTTTTCGAGCTCGGCTCGGCGCGTCGCCATATCGAACTGACGTTTCTCACTTTCAACCTGAGCGTCAAAGACGTTCTTTTGATACTCGTCAAAGATTGTAGCAAACTGTTGACCAATAGATCCTAGATTCTGATTCTCTTGTGTATGACGGCGCTCCATCTCAGTGCGCTCTTTTGCGAAGAGCGTTTCTTTCATGCGCTGTTCTAGTTCTAGTACCTTTTGCTTTTCCGTCCATTCTTGATCAGAGAGCTCTTTGCTTATGGTTTTGCGTAGTTCCTTAAGTTCTTTTTCCATGGCGAAGCGTTCCTTCGCCAATATGCGTACGTCCTCGGTAGCTTTGGCGTCGTCTTGTATCTTCTTTTGAGCACGAGTGAGAGTTTCTAACTCGTTTTTCAGCGCCGCAGCCTCACTTCTTCTTTTCTTTAACAGAGCTTCAGCAAATCTTTCTTGTGTTCCATCAGCATTTAGTCCCGGCCTGACATCAAAATTCATTGGATTCATTATTGCCATTACATTCTTAAATGAGCGAGTAAAGATGTTCTTGTCCGAACCCATCTTTTTAATGTTTTCTATGGTGTCGTTAAGCTCACCGTAGCTCTTTTCTACTTTATCTATGCGACTTGAAAGTACTGCTTCTTCAACTGCGCGCAGCGCTTTGGCAGCCGCAGAAGCGTTAGCACCTAGATCTTGGTAAATTGTAGTTAGACGCTTAACAGCAATCTCGGCTCTGGTCTTTTCCCCTATATCCTGCATCTTCAGTTGCACCTTTGTTATTAACTCATATATCCCTAAAAACAGTAGCTGCCACGCCAACATAGAAGCAAAGAAGCCTATAATGCCTTTTATGAAGCCTTTTATCGCATCACCGAGTTTGCTAATACCTGCACCTAAGACGCCCGATATTCTCTGACCTAAAGACTCAATGCCTTGGCGTACTTCTTGTGTCTTAATCTCTAGCTTATCTAGTGCCGCAGCGGCGTCTAGTGCAAACTTACCTATCTTCTGCCTGGCTGCGTCTGCTGCTTTATTTATCCCGAAAAAGGCCTTGGCGATGTCCGCAAGTGGCTTCGCCAAGATTTGGAACTGGGGGGCCGCTGTGGAGGCTACTTGAGCAAGACCTGTGAGTAGTAGTCCTATTTCTCGAGCTATAGCACCTATCCCAGTTAGCAGAGTGGCTACTCCTTGTGTTCCTAGCCATACGAGCGCAC